CGGCGGGGCGTTCCGGGAGAAGACCTAAGCCAACGGCGCGCAAGGAGTTGGCCGGAAACCCCGGCAAGCGAGCCCTGAATAAAGAAGAGCCTGTTTTTACACCCATCAAAGGCGTTGAACCGCCAGACTGGTTTGCTGAAGAAGAACTCCCGCTAGCATCCATCATGTGGGAGCTGACGACCAAAGAATTATGTGGACAGGGCTTACTCTGTGTTACTGATCTTGCGGTGCTGGAGCGATGGTGTGTTGCCTATGAGTTCTGGCGCAGGGCGGTTAGAAATATTGCGGTTGATGGGCTATCCATCACTGGCGCTATGGGCGGGAAAATTAAAAACCCTGAACTTACGGCCAAAAAAGAGCAGGAATCGGAAATGAGTTCTACCGGTTCAATGCTGGGGCTGGATCCTAGCAGCCGACAGCGCCTGGTCGGTCTGGCCGGGAAAAAGAAGAATGACAATCCCTTCCTGAAGATGATCACGCCATGAGCCGAAAAGCCTATCCGAACGTAAACGCCGCAAATCAGTACGCAAGACATGTTGTCGCCGGAAAGATTCCAGCGTGTCAGTATGTTATCGATGCCTGCCAGCGACATATCGACGATTTGTCAAAAGCGCAGGGAAAGAAATTTCGGTACCGTTTCGATAAAGACCTTGCTGAACGTGCCGCACGGTTTATTCAACTTCTCCCGCACACCAAAGGTGAATGGGCATTTAAAAGGATGCCTATTACCCTTGAACCCTGGCAATTATTTATTATTTGCTGCGCTTTTGGATGGGTTCATAAAGGCAGCAGGTTACGTCGGTTCAGGGAGGTGTACACTGAAATTCCCCGTAAAAATGGTAAGTCAGCAATAAGCGCCGGTGTGGCGCTTTTTTGTTTCACCTGTGATGGTGAATTTGGGGCGGAGGTGTATTCCGGCGCAACAACCGAAAAACAAGCATGGGAAGTATTTCGCCCGGCGCGGCTGATGTGCAAACGTACTCCACTGCTAACTGAAGCATTTGGGATAGAAGTTAATGCCAAGAATCTTAGCCGTCCTGAGGATGGGGCGAGATTTGAACCTTTGATAGGCAATCCAGGGGATGGGCAGTCACCGCATTGCGCTATTGTTGATGAATACCATGAACATGAAAGTGATGCACTTTATACGACCATGATCACCGGTATGGGGGCCCGCAGACAGCCTATAATGTGGGCTATCACCACAGCAGGTTATAATATTGAAGGCCCTTGCTACGATAAGCGTCGTGAAGTTATAGAAATGCTGAATGGAACAGTGCCAAATGATGAGCTTTTTGGTGTTGTTTATACGGTAGATGAAGGTGACGACTGGACTGATCCTGCTGTTCTTCGCAAGGCCAATCCCAATATGGGGGTATCGGTTTACTCTGATTTTCTCTTAAGCCAGCAAAGCAGGGCCAAAAATAATCCCCGCATGGCCGGGATATTCAAAACGAAACACCTGAATATCTGGGTTGCGGCACGAGCTGCTTATTTCAACCTTTTAAGTTGGCGTAAATGTGAAGACCAGACGCTTACTATTGAGCAGTTCGAAGGTCAGCCGTGCATACTTTCATTTGACCTTGCCCGCAAACTGGATATGAACTCTAAGGTTAAGCTATTCACCAGAGAAATAGATGGTAAGCGACATTATTACTGTGTATCACCGCGTTTTTATGTCCCATACGATACTGTTTACAGTAATGATGTGGACGATCACCGTACTGCTGAACGTTATCGGAAATGGGTTGAAGCAGGATATATAACCGTGACTGACGGTGCGGAAATTGATTACCGAGTAATACTTGAAGATGCCAAGCGTGATAACCAGCAAACTCCTGTTGAACAAAGCCCAATTGACCCGCACGGTGCAACAAACCTTTCTCATCATCTGGCTGATGAACAACTTAACCCGATAACCATTATCCAGAACTACACCAATATGTCTGATCCGATGAAAGAGCTTGAGGCTGCTGTAGAGTCCGGGCGCTTCCATCATGACGGCAATCCGATTATGACCTGGTGTATTTCAAACGTTGTAGGTAAGCACTTGCCGGGGAATGATGATGTGGTGAGGCCGATTAAAGAGCAGAACGAAAACAAAATTGATGGAGCTGTAGCTTTAATAATGGCTATAGGTAGGGCGATGCTCAACGAAGAACGCGATTTCCTGTCTACTCTCGATCCTGATGAGGGGCTTTTAATTCTATGAAAACACTTATCACTGATGTTATCGGGTTGGCTGGGTTCGGCTCTCTCGCTGCAGGCGTATATCTCCAGTTCGGGCTGGCACCGGCTCTGATGATGTCGGGTGGACTGCTACTGCTTTATGCGCTGGTGGCGGCAATGAGGGGGAAAAATGCTTCTTGATGCCCTGTTCCGTAGTGAACCGCTGGAAAGTCCCGGTACGCCGATCACGAGTGAATCGGCGGAAACAGATAACATTTTTGCGCGCGACGTGTTTGTTAGTCCTGAAACAGCCATGAAACTGGCTGCTGTTTACGCTTGTATTTATGTAATTTCATCAAATATTGCACAGATGCCGCTTCATGTGATGCGGAAAACTAATAATAAGGTTGAAGCTGCTCGAGATCACCCTGTGTTTTACCTGGTTCACGATGAGCCGAATATGTGGCAGACCAGCTATAAGTGGCGCGAGTTAAAACAGCGTCATATTTTGGGGTGGGGGAATGGTTACACCTGGGTGAAGCGTTCCCGTCGTGGTGAAGTTTCCGGGCTGGAATGCTGCATGCCCTGGGAAACGACACTCCTTAACACGGGGGGTCGGTATACCTATGGCGTTTACAACGAAGAGGGGGCGTTTGCCGTCAATCCCGACGATATGGTGCATATCCGTGCTCTGGGTAATAACCAGAAAATGGGCCTCAGCCCAATTATGCAACATGCTGAAACTATCGGTATGGGTATGAGCGGTCAGAAATATACCAGCTCATTCTTTAATGGAAATGCAAGGCCAGCTGGTATTATTTCAGTCAAACAATCTTTAAATAAAGAAAGTTGGGGATGGCTCAAAGAGCAGTGGCAGAAAGCTACTGCAGCTTTACGCAGCCAGGAGAATAAAACATTACTTCTCCCGGCAGAGCTGGATTACAAAGCGCTCACCGTTTCCCCAGTTGATGCCCAGATCATTGATATGTCGAAGCTGAACCGGTCGATGATTGCCGGGATATTTAATGTACCGGCGCACATGATTAACGATCTCGAAAAAGCCACTTTCTCAAATATTACGCAGCAGGCCATTCAGTTTGTCCGCTACACGATCATGCCGTGGGTAACGAACTGGGAACAGGAACTCAATCGCCGCCTGTTCACCCGTGCTGAACTGGCCGCCGGATATTACGTCAGGTTTAACCTGACAGGCCTGCTACGCGGGACCCCGCAGGAACGTGCTCAGTTCTACCACTTTGCGATCACTGATGGCTGGATGAGCCGCAATGAAGCGCGAGCCTTCGAAGACATGAATCCGGTAGATGGCCTGGATGAAATGCTGGTGAGCGTTAACGCCGCGAACCCCGCAGACGATTTTAAGGCACCTAAAACCGACGAGGAAAAGCCCAATGAATGACCGTGAAACGCGCTGTTACAGCGGGGAGGTCAGAGCCGAGCAACGCATCGATGAACCTACCCGCATTCTGGGCTATGGCTCGGTGTTCAACAGCCGTTCTGAACCCCTGTGGGGATTCCGTGAAATCATCAAGCCCGGAGCATTTGACGATGTGCTGAATGATGATGTCCGCGGGCTGTTTAACCATGACCCCAACTTTATTCTCGGACGGAGCGCTGCCGGGACGCTATCCCTGTCTGTCGATGAGCGCGGCCTGCGTTACGACATTACAGCGCCGGATACGCAAACTATCCGCGATCTGGTGCTGGCGCCGATGATGCGCGGTGACATTAACCAGTCATCTTTTGCCTTTCGGGTATCCCATGACGGTGAAAACTGGTACCAGGACGATGAAGGGATCGTTATTCGTGAAATATCGAAGTTTTCCCGGCTGTTTGATGTCAGTCCGGTGACTTATCCCGCATATCAGGAGGCCGACTCCGGCGTCCGATCGATGAAAGCCTGGCAGGAGGCGCGCGACAGCGGTGCGCTAAAGAACGCCATTAATCAACGAATGGCGCGTGAGCGCCTGCTGACCCTTCTTAACGCGTAAGGAAAAATCATGAAACTGCATGAAATGAAGCAAAAACGTAACACCATCGCCAAAGATATGCGTGCCCTGCATGACAAAATTGGTGATACGCCCTGGACCGATGAGCAGCGTACTCAGTGGAACGCTGCAAAATCGGAGCTTGACGCCCTTGATGAGCGTATTGCACGTGAAGAGGAACTGCGTCGCCAGGATCAGGACTATATCCACGAAAACGAGCCGGAACAGCGCCAGCAGCAGAATCGTGATCCAGCAAACCCGGAAGCACAGGCTAACGAACGTCGTGCTGCGGCGTTTAATGCGTTTTTGCGCCGTGGTCTTGGCGAGATGAGCGCTGAAGAACGCCAGGCTTTAAAGGAGCTGCGTGCTCAGGGCACGACGCCGGATGAAAAAGGGGGTTACACCGTACCAACCCAGTTCCGCAATAAGATCGTCGAAGCACTGAAAGATTACGGTGGAATTGCCAGTGTGGCGCAAATTCTGAATACCGCCAACGGCCAGGACATTGACTGGGCAACCTCTGACGGTACCACTGAAGAAGGTGAACTGCTGGGCGAAAACACTGAAACCAGTGAAGAAGACGTGTCTTTCGGCGGTGCAACGCTGGGGGCTAAAAAACTGTCCTCTAAAATCATTCGCGTATCCAATGAACTGCTCCAGGACAGCGGCGTAGATATCGAGGCGTTCCTGGCCGCGCGTATCGCCACTCGCATCGGACGTGGTGAAGCGAAGTATCTGGTATTAGGGACCGGCACCGGCACCCCGCTGCAGCCTAAAGGGCTGGCTGCGTCGGTAACTGGCACCAAAAATACCGCAGCAGCGACCACCTTTACCTGGAAAGAGCTGAACGCACTGAAGCACTCTGTCGACCCGGCATACCGTAACGGTCCAAAGGTGCGCTGGGCCTTTAACGATGCAACGTTGCAGCTGGTGGAGGAAATGGAGGATGGACAGGGCCGCCCGCTC